ATCGACGTGGGCAACGTGTCCGCGCTGAACTTCAACATCAACGAAAACATCATCAAGCTGCCGAACTACCGGACAGCGGGCGGCGGCACCTATGCCCAGGTCAACCGCATCGAGTCGGTCGAGTTCACGGCCACATTGCACGACCTGAGCCCTGAAAACCTGGCGATGGTTACGTTCGGCACCTCGACCGTCGTGGACAACGTGGCCACCATCGAAGCGCTGACCACTGGCGCGAAGACCTTCATGATGACTTTCGCGGGCGTGAACGAGGCTGCAACAGGTCGCACCGTGACCGTGACTGTCCACAAGGCCAAGATCGGCGCCGCGCAGGGCTTGGGATTCATCGGTGACGAGTTCGGCGCGCTGGAGATCACTGGCGAGGTGTTGATCGACACCAGCATCGTCGCTCCTGGGGTGTCGCAGTTCTTCAAGATCGAGATGGATACTGCGGCGGCTTAATGTCGACGTTGGGCCTAGTAATGGCTCCGTGATATGGTTCCCAAATCGAAGAGAGGAGGGAACCTATGAACCGTTCCGGCTTTATCCTGGCGGCTCTGCTGCTTTCATCGCAGGCGAGTGCCGCCACCATATTCAAGTGCGTAGACGAGGCCGGAAGGGTCACGTTTACCAAGAATGCCAACTGTCCACGCAACAGCGGCCTTGATGACGTTATCAGCGCGCACAATGCCGCTCCGAGCGGGTCTAGCGCTCCCGTGCAAATGGCCACACCTACAGCGCAGCAGTATGTGCCGCGCCCATCTGGCGCAAATAAAGGCGTTGTTGTTGTCGGTGGCAGCTCAAGGCAGGCTGAGTGCAATACCGGTCTTTCAGACCGCGATTTACGCACCGCGAAAGTTCGCGGCGAGGTTGTTCCCGGCATGTCCCGCAAGGATGTAGAGAGCATCCACGGCAAGGCGAGCGACGAAACGAATGTCCGCGGCGCCGGCGTAAACACCTATTTCAAAGACAAGTATGTGAGGGCGACCAGTGTCGCCTTTGACCGGCAGGGTTGCGTCAGGGGCGGCTATCAGTCCACGCATAACCCGTAACAAGCCTGATTCAAACCAAGCCCGCCGCGTGCGGGCTTTTTCATGCCCGAAGGAACCCCAATGTCCGAGCTATCCATCCTGTTTCCGGAGCCGGTCACCGTCGAGGTGATGGGCCGTGATGTGCAGATCCTGCCGGTAAAGCTGCGTCACTTCGAGCGTTATGGCAAGTCGGCCGGCGCACTGGTCGAGCTGTTCAGTCAGGCAGGGATTCAGCAGATCAACCGCTATGCCGAGAAGCACAGCGCAGAGCTGCGCCAGATCCTGCTGGCTACGACCACGCTCAATCGCTGGCAGCTATGGCGCCTCCCGGCAACTGTATCGGTTCAGCTGCTGGCCGAGGTCATACGGGTCAATTCCAGTTTTTTCGGCGAAGCCCTGCCAGCAGTGGTAAGGGCGCTGAATGGGGCTCCGTCCTCCAACGCCTGATCGGGGCGGGTCATAACCTGGCTGATGTGCAGGACTACAGCCTGCAGCAGATCGAAACATTCTTGGCTGCCATTGACAAAGAAGACCGCGCCTCAAACCGGGTCGCGCTCATTGCTGCGCGTGCGGCAAATGTGAAGCCCGACGATTTCAAACGCTTGATGAAGGATTTCTGCTGATGGCTACCGTTAAAACACAGCTGGTCATCGACGGGAAGAACAACACTAAGCGCGCCTTTGATGAGGTAAACGGCCAGCTCAACACGATGAATAAGCAGCTCGCCACGGCGGGCAGGGCTATCGTCGCAGCGTTCTCCGTGTCGGCGCTCACTGGCGCGATTCGCGGCATCGCCAATGCGGCAGACAGCTACAACCTGATGAATGCCCGCTTGAAGCTGGCGACCGGCTCTCAGGAAGAGTTCAACACGGCGCAGACCGAACTGCGCAAGATAGCGACCGCCACGCAAACCCCGCTTGAGTCGCTGGCGACCCTGTACGGGCGAATCAGCCGGCCGCTGAAAGAGGCAGGACGCAGCCAGGCCGATATTCTCAAAGTCACCGAGGCCGTCGCGACTTCGTTCCGCGTATCTGGTGCAAGCGCACAGGAAGCTGAGAACGGCGTCATTCAGTTCGCCCAGGCGCTCGGCTCTGGCGCGCTGCGAGGCGATGAGTTCAACAGCGTAGCAGAACAAGCCCCGCGCCTGATGCTGGCGCTGGCTGACTCCATAGGCGTTCCAGTCGGGGCGCTGAAGGAGATGGCGGCGCAAGGGCTGCTCACGGCAAGCGTCGTAACGGATGCGCTGGTCGGACAACTTGATACGCTGCGCACCGAAGCAGAGTCGCTGCCGGAAACGGTTGGCGGCGCCATGACAGCGCTGTCAGACAGCTTCGACAAGGCGATCGGCCAGGCGAACGTCCAGCCGCTGATCGATGCAATCAACAGCCTTGGCAAAACGTTGAGCGATCCGGTTGTCGTCGACAATCTGGTGCGCCTGGCGTCCGCGCTGGCGACGCTGGCCGGGACGGCAGTTGACGGCGCCTCAGAATTTGTCGACCTCGGTAAGCGAATCGGCTTCGTTGCGGCCAACTCTGCCGGCATGGTTACGGAGCTGGATAAGGTCGACCAGCAGATCAAGGATCTCGACCGGAGCCTACAAGGTACCGGCCTCAACACCACCATCGATGGGATCCTCTTCAGTACCGAAGAGCTGCAGGCAAAGCGCGACGCGCTGGTCGCATTCCGTAATGCGATCGTAGCCGAGCAGGAGGGCATGAACACCGAGTTGGAGTTTCTGGCCGACGTGGCCAATGAAGCCGCGAAAGCCGCACAGCAGGCCGACATTGCCCAGCGCGGCCAGTACATCGGCGAACTGAAAGCCCTTCAGGACAAGCTGGTCGCCGACGCCAAGAAAGGCGGAAAGGCGCTGGCGGCGGAAGAGCGAAAGGCTAACACCGAGCTGAAAAAGGTCCGCGATGACCGGCTGAAGATCGAACAGCGGTATAAAGACGCGCTGGCCGAGATGAACAGCAGTGGCGAGTCCTCCTATGGGGCTGCGCAGGCGCTGAAAGTCGGCGCTCGGCAGGCATTGCAGGCGGGCGACGTTGAAGGCGCGCAGGCGAAGGCTCAGGCCGCGCTCAAGATGCTGCAGGAGCTTCAGCAGGCGGGCGAAAACACCTATGGGTTCGCTGGTTTCGTAGGCGAGCTACGCGACATTGAGCTGGCCGCCAACGACATCGAGAAGAGCCGCGCAGAGGACAAGATTGCAGCGATCAAGCAGAGCGTTGTGGACCTGGCTGCCCAGGCCGAGAAGCTGAAGAACACCCCTATCAGCTTCAAGCTGGACGAGGAGAGCTTGGCCGGCGTTAGGTCGCAAATCGAGCAGCTGGCCGCACAGCTGGGGCAGCAGTTGGTCATTCCGGTTTCTGTCTCGGCGTCGGGCAACGACTACAGCCAGCCATACACCCTGCAAGACCCGGGCCCGGCGCCGCAAGGCTTCGCAACTGGCGGCTACATCAGCGGACCAGGCAGCGGAACCAGCGATAGCATCCCCGCGCTTCTCTCGAATGGCGAGTACGTCATCCGGGCGGCGGCGGTGCGTAAGCTGGGCAAGAACGCGCTTGATCTACTGAACCGTGGCATTGCGATCCCTCGCTTTGCTGACGGCGACTTGGTCGGCGCCGTGTCGAGCATGCAATCGGCCTCACCGCAAAACCTCGGCTCGCTGGATATCAGCCTCGGCGGCGAGACGATCCAAGTGTTCGCCAATAGCAGCCAAGCAGATCAGCTGCGCATGGCCGCGAAGAAGTTCGGCCGCACTCACCGGAGTTAACCCATGCCACAACCTCAAATCATGCTCGGCGGCGTGCCGATCGTGTTGCACGCGGGCGCCCCGGAGTTATCCGAGGAGGCCATCGGCGGTTCGAGCGTGCTCCGTCTGAGCGGGGGCAAGGGCGTCAAGCAACAGCACTGGGAGCGCATGGCGGGCAGAATCAGCGGTAGTGGCTGGATTCCTCCGGGCCTCGATGGCTTGGACTACAGCCAGCCGCTCGAACTGCGCTCGACTCAGGTCAATGCCATCCACGGCGCAGGCCCGACGTTCACGATTCCCGGCACGCCCCGGCCTGATGTTCTGCCGTGGGCCGATGCGCTCGTTGGCGATCAGTGGGTGTCGGTGTCGTGCTCTGTCGTCGATGGAGTCGCCACGGTCGGAACCGCTGCCGGCGCCACGCTCTACCGGGCGTGCTGGATGCCGGTCTATTCCGTGTTCGCCAACAAGCCCGCCAAAACTCAAAGCTCCGGCTCTGCTAGCCACGGCTGGTCGATCAACTGGGAAGAAACCTAAATGCTCAACGGATCGCCGCTCAACGCCTCGCCGCTGAATGGCGCTGCCTCGTCAGCTATCGAGCCGGTCTATGTCGTCACCGGTCAGTCGGACGTGTGGCGCCTGCTGGTTCGTGTGGCGGGCGTAGACGTGTCGGCGCAGCTCACCGGGTCGGTTCAGGTTGACAGGGAGGAGGGCGCGGCCGGTGTCGGCGGGTTCGATCTGTACATTGCAGATGGCCCGGTTGTGCCGACCGACTGGAAGGGTAGCCCGGTCACCATCGATTTCATTTGCACAACGAACGGCGTCACCAGTCAGGCGCGGCGCTACACCGGCCAGATAGCGCAAGCCAACTGGAACCCTGTTTCGCGCATCCTCTCGTGCGAGCTGAGCGATCAGCTGCAGCAGCGGGTGGAATCGCTGATCATTGCCGGCGTCGATTCGCTGGTGGGCGGTGACTGGTCCGCTGACGTGTTCGAGGCGGTAGAGGGTCGTAGCCATTGGGATTACGCGCTCGAGCGGATGAGCACGCGCACGGCGAGCCTTGATTGCTCGCCAGCGGGCGACCTGCGGGTGACCAGCTGGTACGCCACCGCGCCGCACTTTGTTTTCGGCCAGGGAACGACGCTGTACCAGTCCGTCGAGCTGCAGCAGGCCGACTTGGACCGCACCACCAACCGCGTTGATATCGAGTTCAGCTACCGCTACAACCGTCTCTGGCAGCGCAACAAGAACTACAGCTGGCAGTCGCCGGAGACGCAGGGCGCTAGTGGCATCGGCGGTTTCTGCAACTGGCGCAACAAT